TGCTTGCGTAGGTCAGCAAACAACGCTTGGTCAGTGACCCCACAGGAATCAGCGATTTGACGGTAAGGAACCCTTTTAACCCGCAATTTACGGATAGTTTTGCGACGAATCTTGCCCAAACGAACAACCGACTGCTGATGCTCACGCATCATCTGGGTCAAAATCTTGACCTTCTCCAAATCGTCTTGTTCGCTTTCCTCTTGCAAACTCACAACATCCATCGTTACTTCACCTATTTGACGCTCGCGCGCATCCACAATTTTCATAACGCCCACTCTAGTACACCGTGGTGGCTATCGTCCATTTGCGGTCAAACCTTCATCGGTGATGCGACAAACCCTCTGCTGTTCCCCAGCCGACGATACGCGAGTCAATCCCGTATCTTCCACCAGACCAGCCTTCAGCAACTCCCCGCACCGCTTCCAGTAGCAACAACTACGCCTCTGAGCCAAACCAGACAGTTCGCCCGCCTGCTCCGCCGTCAAACCATCAGCACCCGCTAACGCATACTCCTTCAAAAGCAACTGCGCCTGTGAAGGTGCCCGTTCAACTACCTTCTTGCCAGCCCGCTTAGATGTTGGAGGGTCAGAACCCCTGCTCAACCATTCCTCTGCCGTCAACTTATTCCAATCAAATTCCAACTGCATAACATTTTGTCCCTTCTACAACAAATACCATTACATCTTCTTTTGACTTCATTGGCGCGTGAAAGCAAATAGATTTCACATGGTCGCCCGTGTCGTCAATAAACAAATTACCATCAACCATCCCGTCAATCGCGGATTTAACCGCGGGGTTGCACGACGCCGTATCTTGAAGCCTTCCCCGTTGCCACAAAAACACATCAACAGAAGCATCGGTCAACACCTCAACCCGCGCGAACACAGTAATTTCCTTAAACAACTTACGCCAATCTGCCACATTCTTTTGCCTCACAAACCGATTGCCCGAACGCTCTGCGTTAGTAGTCCACGGGCGACGAAACACCACAAACACCCATTTCACTGCTTCGCCGTCAACATGCTTGCTGGTGTACGCATCAAAGAACTCAGCCAAGCCATCCTCGTTCCTTTGAGATTGCTGGATGCTCGTGAATCCACTGGTGACACACAAAACACAACCCCAACAGATTGGTCAAATCGTTTGTTCCACCCTGCGACCGACGACAAATATGATGCACATGCACCGCTTCACCAACACAACCAACACCCCTTGCCTCACAAATCCCCCCACAACGCTCCAGCACCGCCGTGCGAGCCTTGCGCCACGCCGATTGACCCTTGGGTGCTTTAGCCTTAATCGCCGACCTCTTAATCGGTTTTGTAGAACGCTTTAACGGGGTTCGGCGCACAAACCCTCGTAAAACTCATGCAGGTCATGTTGAAAACGACCATCTTTGCCGTTAATAAAATCCCTGACATCCTCTTCGCATCTTTGCAACCGCCACAGATTCAACACATCACTCTTGATGCTGTCTAACGCCCTGTCCCCAGTAACCACTGAACCAGCAACCGCCGTCACCTCATCCTCCCAGCGACCCTGCCTCAACCATGTGCCGGGATGCGGAATAAACCTTGCCTCGGTGCCAGCATTTTTCCAAGCCAACTTTGACTGCACCAACCCAGCAACCAACACATCAGCCTCAACCGAACGCCGAGCCAACTTCCAACCCTTCAACGCATCCGACTTGCCGACCTTCCGAGGGTAATCAACCCACCACTGCTCAAACTCCAACACAAGAGTATTTGGGTTCACCTTGGGTTCTATTGGGCTTATGTCAACTGGCTTTACACCCCCTGTAACCTCACTTGACAGGGGGGTGTCAACTGGCTTTACACCCCAACGCGACTCGTACACCACTCCACACTCCACAAAACAGAACGAATACCTCACAGTCCAGCCATCTTTACGCGAGATTTCTAGAAGCCAACCATCGTCAACCAAACTTGATAACGCATGCGAAACAGACTGTCTCGTCGTGCGCGCTTTAGTCGCCAACTTTTGCGTGCTCATCCAAAACTGATTACCGTTCTGGTCATTGACCGAATCCGCCACAGCCAAATGCACAGCAAAAATGACACCCGTGTACGGGCTGTGGCGGTAAACAAAGCCCATAGCCTCAGCAGACATAACTACTCTTTCTTGAAGAAACTTAAAAAGGTTCGTCGGTGGGGTCAGCGAAAATTTCCCGCTGTGGATTCTGGTTTGGTTTCATTGCAATCAAATCACCGATAAAAGCAGAAGCGTCCTTACCTGACAAATCAGACAAAGCAGACACTTTGCGACCGAGCAACTCAGAAGCCATAGCCATAGGGTCTAGCACACCCTTGTCTGCAATCATCTTGCGAATCAAAGTCATCTGCTTCTCCGAAGGTGGATACTTCTGAGTGCTCGCCGTCGGAGCAACCTTCGTCGCCACAGGCACTTCACTCAAGCCTTCAAAAGCATCTCTGAGGTAGTCCTCATCCTCACCCGCGCCACGAACAGGAGCCTGACGAGGCGATGAAGCCTTCCTCACTGGAGCATCAGACCAATCGCCACCGCGCTCGGCTTCACCCTTTTGCCAAAGCGCCAAACAAACGCCGAAACGCATACTGGCATTTCTCAAAAAGTCGCCGATAATTTCCTTCTCATATTCAGGCTTATCTGCTCTAACTGAACCGACACCAATCATGGATTTGCCATGAATCGTCATGCGTCCCCACATTGTTGCCATGCCATTCTCCACATGAATCATTGGACGACCGTCGCGAATCTCCAACGGCTCCCACGACCACAAAGGGTCAACTTGAATCAAAATTTCCGTGATGGCACCGTGCCCGACAAAGGACAAAGTAACTCCACCCTTAGGCAACTTGCCCACAATCTTCGGGTCTGGAGTGCGATACTTCTCCAAAACTTCCCGCAACAATTCTGCTGTTATCTCATCCATCATTATTCTCCCTTTGTTTCTTTCATCAAACGCATCGTCCGATACGGCGCGCCCTTTTTCATATACTCGGCAACCAAATCAGGATGCTCCGTCTTTAGCCTTTTAGTGTCCAAAGATTCTCTGCCCATAGTCTGCTTCCACGAGACAACACTTTGCCCGTTGATAGTACCAACCTCAGCATCTTTCAATAACCGCGCTAACGCATCCTTAGCCTGCTTTTCCTGACCTTCTGCCACAGAGCGAGCCTCCCGCGCGATATCTAAACTAGCAATCCACAGACGAGCCTCCTCATCCAATTCAACAGTGCCCTTTACTTCTGTGTACGCCCGCGAAATGTCATCGGCGCTCATCTCGTTAATGAGGTGTTCCAACCCGCGCTGGGAATCCACAACTTCGCCAAACAACTCAGACTCTTCTACTAGCCTTTCTAAAGCGCCATCCATCTGAGGTAACTCCACGAGAGAAAACACTTGACGGCGGTCTAAGACAACAAAGAACACGGGGCAACCAGTCACCAACTGTTGTGCCCAACCCTGCCAACGCCATTCCATTGGCAAATCACTTGACTCATCTACTGAGTAACGAGCAGTCGTCTTTGCCTCAACAACAACAGTTGGGGTATCAGCATTGTCCACCCCATCAGCAGAAATCACGAAACGACCGTTTTGATACTGCCACTCTGGTGTTACCAAATCAATGCCCATCTCTTCAGATGCAAACTGCAAACACGCTGGTTCCAGAAGGTTCCCTCTACGCATTGCTGGACTTGTCTCGCGGATAACGGGCAACTCCATCTTGTCAAAATACAAATCGGCGCGTGAGCGGTACGACGAAGCGCCCATCATCACAGGAGCATCTGAAGCCCCGAACACTGCACGACCATCAACTTTCCAACGCTGATTCAGCCATTCAAGAGAGCCGTGAGTTGGTTTTGGTAATAATTTCATCATGTCCCCATTCTGCTTGACGGGTGTGTCAAGGTATTTGCGCTTTAGTCGCGCGTTTTGATTCGCCGAACTGTACCTAGTTAAAGGCGCTCTGTCAAGTTTTTAGTTTGAACAAACAAAACATACGGCGAACCCGTGTACGCATCAAAGGTAGAAGCACTGGCAAGACCCTTCATCAGACATTTCTTTGCCGAATCCACAGTGAACTTGCGAGGTCGCGTAGCCTGCATCGCCCCCAAAGCGTATTGCGCGCCAGAACCAACAGCGTAAATACCGTCATCATCCGACGCCCATGAGTAATCCCCGTCAACTATGTACACGACAGCGTTGACCACAACGACCACCGTAGAATCGTGCTCTGCCACATGCGAACCTTTTGCGCTATCTGGGCGAGAATAACCGTGCTCTTCAAAGCAAGCGCGTAAAGCAGGAACAAACTTAACCGTAATAAAACGGTCTAACGCTGTGCCATCCAAACTAGGAAAAGGCTTCGGCGGGGCAAACGCATGATGCAACAGGTTAATTGCGCGAACATCCCCAGCCGCGGCAAGCAAATACCGTCCGACTTCCGCGACCTTGGACGAACCTTCCCTCATCGTTGACCGCTGAGAAGCAAAACCAGACTCGTCAATGGTGCTCAAACGCGAGTCAACACCGACAACGGCAAACCCGTCACCCTGAATAGCCACAATCGTTGTCATAGCACCGCTAAGTCAGCCCAACCCAAATCAGCATGAGTGCCAACAGTGAAAGTTAAAGTACCGCGCCTAGACCACAAACCAGACCTGTCTGTCCACCATTTAGAACCACCGTCTAAAGTAGGGCACTGGATACGAGTGTAAGCACCAAAATCAGCAACAGACAAATGATGGCGATGAGCAGTAACCCACAAATCAGGCTCTCTGCCTTCCTCGCGCAAAATCCGAATACTCTGACCCCTAATCCAATCAGCCTCTTTTGCAGGAGAGGGAATGGTATGCCCGTGCGTAAAAGCAACATTCACACCCGACAGAACGCTTGTAATCGTCATCTCATCATGTGGGATTGACCACTTAATATGTTGCAACTCGTCACGGTCAGCAAGGATTCTCTGCAACGCCTCAGCCAAAAACGCGCCAGCATTATCCGAATCACTGGTAATGGACTTAGAACCTCTACGCATCCACTCGCCATGATTGCACAACACCGACAAAAACTCTGCACCTTCAGCGAGCACAGCCCACCGACCAACAGCCTGCGTCCACAAATCCAAAGCCAACAACAACTGCTGACGCTGATTCAACTCAACAGTAAAAGTCTGCGACGCGTAATGGTCGCCACAACCCTCAATCGGGTCGCCCATATTGGCAATCACAATGTTCTCAATGTTTCGCCCCATCTTGCGAAGGTCAGCAACGCGCGTAATCACATCATTAAAAGATTTGATGACATAGGCGACAGTCGCATCAACACCACCGCCAGCCGATTTACCTAATTGCCAGTCCGCCAAACACACTACAAAGGTGCAAGGAACAGCATCAGAAACCTGCTTTTTGGGCGCTGAAGGACGCCATTTAGCCACGCCCTGCCGTATCGCATCAATATCCTCGTCAGATATAACATTGCTTTGCCGACGG